CTGCCCCTGTAGCTACTGCTGGATTGCTTGGCGCGGGAGTGCTTGGTAGTGAAGATGCTGATGCTGGAGTTAAAGATGTTATTGCAAGCCTTGTACAAAGAGGTGTCCCAGAAAGCACTGCGTCCAAGATAGTGTCTGGCGAGCTTCCTATGGATCAGGCAAGCAGAGAAGCAAGGGCTGCCTCTCAAGGTTATGATATTACAAACCCTCAATTTCATGGCACATCTTCAAAGTTCACAGAAATGCGCCCCTCAAGCGTGGGTAATTTAGGTGGTGGCGTTTACACAACTCCAGACCCTGATTATGCTTCAAGCCGATCAATGGTCGCTAAATTTAAAAAAGGCGTGGATCGTAATGCTGGGCAAAATGTTGTTCCTTTGACGTACAAGCAAGGAAATTACTTAGACCTAAACCAAGCGCACGTTCCGAATCTATATTCAACAGCAGAAGCCCAGCAAAATCTCATCGCTCAAGGATATGACGGTATACGCCGCAGTATTGGCGATGATTTAATAGAAACCAACACTTTTGACCCATCAAATGTTAGGTCAATCTACGCAGCATTTGACCCTGACCAGATAAGAAGCAGGAACATGCTTTCGTCAGTTGCTGGAGCAGGAGTATTATCAGGTGTCTTAGGAACAGAACAGGCACAGGCAGCAGAATACCGCGAAGCCCCAGTAGTCGAAGAGCAGTCATTTGGCAGCATGATTGAAGAGTACGGCGACATTAACCGAAGAGCCAAGGCAGCAGACGATAAGAAGTTTGGCCTGCTGATGGCAGAGCAGGATAGGCTTGCAGCTATGCCTGGAGGATCTTGGGGAAAGGCTTCTCCTGAGTTATCTGAATATAGGCGATCACAGTTATTGCCTACGGTTGCAGAAATCGGGATGGGTGGTGCCGATGCTGTTGTTTCAGGTTTAGATTTTTTGTCAAACATTCCTGGCGCGGCAGCTACAATGAACTGGCAAGGCGCAACTCCGGTAAGAGATCGGTTAGGCGGTCTGCTTGATTACACCTTCGTAGATGAGAGAGATCAAAAAGCTAGAGATGCCGCTAGGTTATTAGGTGGCCTGCTAAGTCCAATTTAATGTTATAATCGGGAAATAATACTGGAGTACAGAATGGCATTAACAACTTACGCAGAGTTACAGTCAAGCATGGCGGATTTCTTAAACCGTCAAGACCTGGCTACTGCAATCCCTACGTTTATCTCTTTGGCTGAAGCTCAAATTTCCCGCGATATTCGTCATTGGCAAATGGAAAACCGGGCAACAGCGACATTGAACGATCAATACCTGACAAGACCAGCGGACTGGGTAGAAACTATTCGCCTGGTAATGCTTGGGAATGGCACTAGACCGCTTCAGTTTTTGAGTACAGCGGCAATGGACGAGCGCCGTGGCAATTCAGACAATGTTGCAGGAGAGCCAAGATACTACCGTCACATCGAAAACCAGTTTGAGGTATTCCCTAGCCCAAATGCAGACACAAGCGCGGAGCTGGTGTATTTCCAGAAGATTCCCGCACTGTCTGACGAAGCTACAAGCAACTGGCTCTTGTCGGCGGCCCCTGATGTTTACTTGTATGGCGCCCTAATACATTCAGCCCCGTATTTAGCTGAAGATTCTAGAGTTGCTGTATGGGCTCAGTTATACAGTGCGGCAGTGTTAAGGCTTAATCAGGAATCTGACGCAGCAAAGTATTCTGGCACAGGCTTGGGCATGCGGGTTAAAGGCTTAGACACTAGCCATTCTGCCAATTACTGGAGAGACAGATAATGAGCTTTACAGCATATTTAGAATCCAACCTTTTAAAGCATGTATTAGATAATGTTGCTTACGCATCTCCAAGCAATGTTTATGTTTCTCTGTGGAATGGAGATCCTACCAATGGGGGCTCTGAGGTCACAGGAAGCGGGTATTCTCGCCCTACTGGTTCGTTTACAGTATCTGGCTCTGCGGCAACCAACAATAACAACATTGAATATGTGGCAACGGGCAACTGGGGTCTTGTAGATTACGTTGGGGTTTCCGATGCAGCTACTGGCGGCAATTTATTAATATCTACTGCTTTAACTAGCTCCAGGACAATCATTAATGGAGACATTGTAAGGTTCTCTATTGGCGATTTAGATGTTAGCTTAACGTGAAGTATAACCAGTTCTATTATAATTTTGGCGTATACGGCACTGAAGAAGAGCCATTTATATCTGCGCAGTCGGATACAGTAAGTTCTGCCAGTGGAGTGCTTGGTAAGTTATTAGGTATATTTGCGCAGTCTATTACTCAATCTATTATGAGCGCAAACCTAATTAAGCTATGGGACACCACACCCTTAAACCCAGCATCGTGGACAGATCAATCAGTGTCTCAGTCTGAGTGGACAGACGCAACTACGCCATCTACAGATTGGCACGATACAAGAACTTGAGGAAACAATAATGGCAACAACTAATTACGCATTTGTAACGCCAACTGTTGGCGCAAACTTAAATACCTGGGGTGGTCAGCTTAACGCTAATACTGAAAAGCTAGATGACCTTCTTGGTGGTGATCAGCCAATTGTTGGAATTGACATAAACAGCGGAGCAATTGATGGTACGCCCGTTGGCGCCAATGCTGCATCAACAGGTGCCTTTACTACCGTAACGGCTTCAGGCGGTGTTACAGGGACTCTTACTGGTAACGTAACTGGTAACGTAACTGGTAACGTAACGGGAAATGCAGACACCTCTGACTCATGGTCATCTTCTCGCGCCATTAATTTGGTAGGATCTATTACTGGAACCGCTAATATTGATGGTTCTGCGGATGTGACAATAACTACTAGCGGAGGGTTGTCATCGGCGCAAGTGGTTGACATTGTCTACCCTGTTGGATGCCTGTACGAGACTACCGTTTCCGAAAATCCTGGCACTACATTCTCTGGAACTACCTGGGAGGCATTTGGCACTGGGCAGGTAACTGTTGCTATAGATTCTGCGCAAACAGAGTTTGATACTGTAGAAGAGACTGGCGGATTTAAAACGCACACCTTAACTATTGATGAAATTCCTTCTCACTCTCACTCGTATACTTTGGAGAATCCAGCAGGTAGCGGTAGCTCTGGGTCTGAAAACGGTGACTCTAGCTACAGCTCTCCCAGCACAGGAGTTACAGGTGGTGATGCGGCCCACAATAACCTACAGCCATATATCGTTGTTTATCGTTGGAAGAGGACTGCTTAATGTCTGACACTACTACTCCCGTATATGGCTTTGTGTTGCCTGAACCAGACGGCTCAGATGGAACCTGGGGCATTAAACTAAACGCAAACTTAACTGCCTTAGACGGCCTTTTAAGCGGCTCTACGAACCTACAGAATGCTTCCTTCACAGGTACTGCCAGCTTTGGCGGATCTACTGGTACAACAGGTCAGATTCTAAAGTCCCAGGGAGCAGGGTCTAACGCTGTATGGGCTGATGAGTCAGCTGCAGATGTAACTCTTGCTGGCAACAATACCTTTACGGGCAATAATACTTTTAACGCATCACTTGCTGCTCCAGGCGGGATTACTGCTGGCAGTTTCTTTTCAGTTAACACTACTGGATTAGTTGATGTAACTAAAATAATAGCAGGATCTGGCTCTAGTGGGACTCCTGCATATACATTTGGTGCAGATGAAAACACAGGAATGTGGCGAGCGGGGGCTGATCTTTTAGCTTTTTCTACTGCTGGAGCGGAAGCTTTTAGGATAATTGCAAATGGGAATGTAGGAATAGGAACTACGATTCCATCCTCTGAATTGCAAGTAATTGGCACAATTGCAGGAACAAATACGGATTCTTATTCTCACAAGTTTAACGCAGGAACCTCTAGTTTTATAACCAATCAAGTTCTTGGAACTGGAGATCCTGCTGCAAAGCTATATTGGAAGAAGAATAATACCGATAATTTAATGACTCTCGATATGAGTGGCAATTTAGGCGTTATTGGTACTGTTGATGGCGTGGACATTGCTACACGGGATGGCGTTTTAAGCAGCACTACAACTACCGCTAACGCAGCTTTGCCAAAAGCCGGTGGAACCATGTCGGGTGCGATAGCGATGGGAACCTCCAAAATTACTGGAGCAGGAGACCCCACTGCCGCGCAAGACGTAGCAACTAAAGCATATGTAGATGCACAAGCTGGTGGCGGTGGGACTGCAACTCTTGCTGGTAACAATGACTTTACAGGCAACAATACTTTCTCAACAGAAATTGCTGCAAACGGCGGCATTGCTTTAGGAGACAGTGACAAGCTCACGTTTGGAACTAGCGATGACCTAGAAATCTACCATGACGGAAGCAACTCAATTATTAAAGATGCTGGAACTGGCATTCTAAAATACACTAGTGATACGGCTGGCACTTTCGGTGTTGTTTTTGAGATAGAGAACACAAACGCTCAAAGTTCGTCTGGGTCTGTCATATCGTTTAAAGATACCTCCGGTTTGCAACCTCCAAGAATAGGGGCTGTAGCTAGCGAGCTTTATGTAACAACCAATGACGAAACGAACGGCAATCAACAGGCTATAACATGTCATCCTACTAACGGTGTAACGCTATATGCCGCATCTGGTAACGGTGCGCGCTTACAGACGACTACTACAGGCATAAATGTTACTGGAACTGTTGAGTTTGATGGCTTGTCTGGTACTGGTGCTGTAACGGTTACCGACATTCTTGATGAAGATAACATGGCAAGCGATAGTGCCACTGCTCTTGCAACCCAGCAGTCAATAAAGGCTTATGTTGATGCGAACGCTGGTGGTGCTGGCGACATTACTGCCGTAACTGCTGGCAACGGATTAACTGGCGGCGGCACTACAGGCGATGTAACCTTAAATGTTGGTGCGTCAACAGGTATACAAGTTTTTGCTCAGGCTGTCCAACTGAAACAAGCAACTTCAACTGAAAGGGGCGGCATCGAGCTATTTAGCGACACAGACCAATCTGTAGCGGCTAACGCAGTGTCCTCTACTGCAAACAGGACTTATGGCATCCAGCTCAACTCAGCTAATCAAGCTGTTGTTAACGTACCGTGGGTTGCAGGTTCTGGCGGTGGTATCGCGCTAACTGATTTAAGCGCAACTACTGCATCACCAGGAACTACTGGACTAGCATACGACAACACCACTGGCGTGTTTACTTATACTCCTGCCGTTGCAATTACCAATAACAATCAATTGACCAACGGTGCTGGTTACACGACTAACGATGGTGACATTACTGAGGTAACAGCGGGTGATGGATTGTCTGGTGGTGGTACTACAGGCGCAGTTACAGTTGACGTTGATAGCACTGTTATAAGAACTACGGGCGCTCAAACAAAAAGCGGACAGATGAACTTCAACGATGTTGTCCGCATTGACAACACTAACGCAGTTTTAAGACTGACGGCAGGAGCAAATGAACCTGCAACAATACAGTTTGGCGATTCTGGCGACATTGATATAGGTAAAATTACTTATGCCAATAATGGTAACTCAATGTCATTCACTACTAACACTGCTGAAAGGGCTAGAATTACTTCAGCAGGTGACTTCCTTGTAACTAAAACTGCTACTCAATCGTCTGTTGTAGGTTGTGAGCTTAAAGCTAACGGAACTATATATTCTACGATAGAAATTCCTGCTTTAACTGGTGGCATTGCAATTAGGAATAACGGTGGCACAGACTCTCTTGCAGGTTTAAGGTGCTATGACGGTTTAGCCGACATAACTACCTCCGGCGTTTCTGGGTCAGGTCACAGCCTTTCTATCAGTGGTGGATCAAGTGGAGAGTACGCAAGATTCACTAGTGCCAAGCGACTTGGCATAGGCATTACCGCACCGACTCAGGCACTGCATGTTGTTGGTGACATAGTGGCTACAGGTAACATTACTGCTTACTTCTCTGATGAGCGCCTTAAAGACTTTAAGGGAACAATCCCTAACGCACTGGACAAGGTAGCCCAGCTTAACGGGTACTACTACACTCCTAACGAAACTGCCCAAGCTCTTGGCGTGGACAACAATGGCGTAGAGGTGGGTGTTTCTGCTCAAGAAGTAGAGGCTGTACTGCCTGAGATTGTCACCGACTCTGTTGTAGGCAAAGACTACAAGACCGTAATGTATGAAAAACTAACCCCTCTTCTTATTGAAGCAGTTAAAGAACTAACTCAGAAAGTAGCGGAACTTGAATTAAGACTAGATAAGGTGGAGAAATAACATGGCTATACTTTGGAACATTGTGGCTTTAGACGCTAACGTAGCTACTGGCGCAATTAACACTGCCCACTGGGAAGCCTCTGACTACGAAGTGGTTGATGGCGTAACCCACAGAGGCCGTAGGTATGGATCTATCGGCCTTGAGGCCAATGTAGATGCTGAAGGCTTTATCCCCTGGGCTGACGTTACTGAAGAAAACGCTATGGCATGGACTAAAGCTGCCTTGGGTGAAGAGGAAGTTGCCTCTATTGAAAGTTGTATTGCTGATGACATTGCTAAGTCTAAAGTGCCAGTAACTACTAGCACTAATCCTTGGGAAATGGGAGACGACTTCTAATGACCCTTGCCGCTTCAGGAACGATGTCCCTTGCTGGCACTGCTACTGATAGGTCTATTCAGGTAGAGCTTGGCGGCAACGGTACTACGCAGATGTCTATGAATGACGCGGCGGTCAGGGCGTTAGGCGATCAGACGGGAGCAGGTAGCGCAATTAACATGTCTACTGATTTCTACGGAAAGTCTGCCGGTAGTGGCCCTCCAGCCCAGTATCTTCCTGTAAGCCTTAGTGGAACTGACAGCGCAACTGATAGCTCTATACCTGCCCAGATACCACCTATTGATAATAATCAGATAACTGGAACAACCTATTGGCGCAGAGTAAGACTAACATCTAGTCAGGCAGGAAACTTTAGGCTTTATTGCAACCCAGTTAGGACTAGCACGTCTGTTTTAATGTTTCGCTCTGATATGCAGGCTAATATGCTAATTGTAACGCAATCAGGAACTGAGACTGAAGTCCCTCTGCTTGTGGGTTCTACAGGTGCGGCTAACTGGCAAAGAGCTGATACCAGCAATACTTCTACTCAACCTACCACATGGAGTGCCGTAAGCACCGGAAGTATAGGCGCAGGAAGGTTTTTTCAAAAAACTAGCTCTTCCCCTACAGGAAGCAGTGGAACGGGTCGCCTTCAGAATTTTATTAGCACAACCACTGGATATGGATATTTTGAAACATCAAGTATGTCTTCGGCTGTTCCGATTTATTTGTGGGTTCGCTCCCCGCAATATACGCTGGCAGTTGGCGACACTATTGATTTTTACTACGGCGTAGATTGTGCCGGACTTTCATCTATTAACTTTTATCTAGCAGCATAAGGAAACAAAAATGAAATATTTATTACCTGTACTTGCATTAACTCTTGTGGCTTGTAACACCTTTAACGGCGCTATTGACGGATCACAGCAGATTGTAGGAACCACTGTTGATTCGGCGCAGTCTATGGTTTCAGACACCGCTAAGGGTATTGGAGCAGGATCAGCTACGTTTGTTGAAGGCATTGCCACTGACATTCGCAAAGCGTCTGAGTAAATGTTAGCGGAGATTGCTGCGGCCAACGCTGCCTTTAAGGTTATCAAGACAGCGTTAAGTCACGGCAAAGAGCTATACGACTGCTCCGCTGATGTTCAATCTTACTTTGACAGTAAAAGCTCAATTGCTAAACGTGTTGCCTCTAAGGGTAAGAATGACCTGGAGGCTTTCATGGCCCTCGAAAAGATTAAAGAGCAAGAAGAATGGCTGAAAGATTACATGGTGTACAGTTGTCGTGCAGGCATGTATTCAGATTGGTTGGCTTTTCAAAGTGAATGCAAAAGGAAGCGAGATAGAAAGGCAAGGCTGGCAGTCCAGGCTAGGCAGCAAACTATCACGCTTATTAAACAGTTCATTACCGTTATCGGCATAGCGATAGCAGTAATCCCAGTAATGGTCTATGCAATAATATTCATGGTGAAGAAATAATGGCAACGGCTAAAGAGGTTTTAATTCGTTTGGAAGGTCACGAGAAAGAATGTAGTGTGCGATACGGAAACATTGAAAAGCGCCTGGACGAAGGTAGTAAGCGGTTTGCCAAGGCAGAGGTGATGCTGTGGGGTATGTATCCCTTAATATTAGGATCTGTTTTTTTTGATAAGATGTTTATATGAGTATTTTAAATTCTTTAATAGCACCCGTGACTGGTCTTCTTGACAAGTTTATTCCTGACGCCGACACAAAGCAGAAGATAGCGCACGAGTTGGCGACTATGGCTGAACGTCACGGTCAGGAGATAGCCCTAGCTCAGATAAAGTTAAACACCGAAGAGGCCAAGGGTAACTGGTTTCAGAGTGGATGGCGCCCTGCAACTGGCTGGATTTGTGTCGCCGGTTTTGCCGTGAATTTTTTGATATCGCCGCTGGCTGCTGGGGTTGGTGTAGATATACCCCAGGCTGACACCAGTACAATGCTGCCAGTTTTGATGGGCATGCTTGGTCTTGGTGGACTAAGAACCGTTGAGCGGATTAAAACTAAATAAGGAAGTAAATAATGCCCTTAATAAGTCTTGATATCCCTGCTGGCATTTATAGGCATGGCACAGATTTAGAATCAGCAAATCGTTGGCGAGACGCGAATTTTATACGTTGGGAAAATAACGCTGTTCGCCCTATTGGTGGATGGCAGCAAAGAGAAAACATTTCTGTCCCAGAGTCCCCGGTTGGCATTACTATTAATGCTCCAGCCAGAGGAGCTTTGGCGTGGGTAGATAACTCTGCAAATCCTAACCTTGCCGCTGGAACTTACGAGAAACTTTGGCATATTTCAGCAAGTGGTGTAAAGACAGATATTACTCCGGCTGGCTATGTTGCAGGAACCGAGAACTCAGATCCCAATATTGGTTTTGGTGGCTATTATTTTGGGCTTGGACTTTTTGGAACTGAGCGCCCAAGCAACAGCATCGGTGCAGAAGCTACAACCTGGTCAGTGGATACTTGGGGTGAATATCTAGTCGCTTGCGCTAATAGTGACGGAAAGATTTACGAGTGGACATTAAACCCCGCTGCACCGGCTGCTGTTATTGCTAATGCTCCTATTGGCTGTAATGCAATATTGGTTACAGAGGACAGGTTTTTGTTTGCTTTAGCGCCTGGCGGAAATCCTAGAAAAATTCAATGGTGTGACCGAGAAGACAACACCGACTGGACTCCTACCGCGCTTAACCAGGCTGGTGACATAGAGCTTCAAACTTCCGGTGAAATACAGTTAGGAGTCAATACGCGAGGCAGGGCGCTTATCTTAACAACTACTGACGCTCACGTTGCAAGTTACAGTGGGCCTCCTGTTGTTTACGGATTTGAAAGAGTTGGAACTGCCTGTGGCGCCATATCTCGGCATTGCGCTGTTGCAATTGATGAGGGCGCTTATTGGATGGGTTACAACGGCTTCTTTGCCTACAATGGCTCAGCCGTAGTAGAGATGCCTTGTGACGTGCATGATTACGTCTTTAAAGACATTAACCGAGCAGAGCAGTCAAAGGTTAACTGCGTAGATAACAGCCAGTACAACGAATTGTGGTGGTTTTATCCCAGTGGCGGATCAAATGAAAATGATAGATATGTAATTTATGATTACAAGGAGAATCATTGGAATATTGGTCAATTGGACCGCACTGCTTGCACTGATATTGGCGTGTTTACAAATCCAATCTGGTTTGCTCCAGACGGAAAAGTTTACAACCAAGAGTTTAATTTTAGCCACGATCAAATGCTTCCATTTTTGGAAAGCGGCCCTATATCAATTGGCAATGGCAACGACATTATGAAAGTTAACGAAGTTATCCCAGATGAAAGCAATCTGGGGGATGTGACGTTGACTTTTAAGACAAGGTTTTACCCTACTGACACAGAGTATTCTTACGGGCCTTACACGATGTTAAATCCTACTGGAGTGCGTTTTCAGGGGCGCCAAATTAGAATGCGAATGACTGGCGTTGAACTTATTGACTGGAAGGTCGGCACAATGAGAATAAATGCCGTACCTGGAGGTAGTCGATGAGCTTAGCTGAAAGGCCGCCGTCTGCGGGTAGAACTGAATACAGGCGCTGGTCTGAAAGGCTGAACGATTTCCTGGTTCGGACTAAGTCTAAGCTGGCTTTTTATGTTGCTGGAGATACGGCCCAGGACGATGGCGTTATTCTCTGGGATCGCGCCGGGTATCCTGTGGTATCCAAAGACGATCAGTGGCGGCAAATTGTCCTTGCTGATGGGTATGGTGAGTTTGCATCTTCTGTAACTTTAACTGCTACTGCTATAAACACTAGCTACAAAATGCCTTTTAACATTGCCTCATCAGATGGCGGGGTAAGCCTAAACGTCAGCGATAGCACTAGGATAGATTTTGTTGAAGCGGGTGTGTATTCAATTACGGGGCATGTTCAAATAAAAAGCAGCAGCGCCGCCAGCAAAACTATGTACTATTGGCTTGCGGTAAACGGTGTTGCCGTAGATCACTCTGAGCGTGTAACTTTACACAACAACAACGCTTATTCTCTGTTAGCCATTACAGATCAGGTAAGCCTCTCTGCTGGCGATTACATAAACTTATACTGGGCTACTGATGACACCGACTTATGGCTAGATGCGGCTGCTGCAACGTCATTTGCGCCTGCATCTGAAGCTGTTCGCATTAGTATCACCAGATCAAGACAATAAGTGGTATAATCAGGCATTATAAAAGGTGTTTGCATGAATATAGATGATGAGCTTTCTCGGTGTCGGGAATGGATCGAAGCTGCCCTTGATTATTCTGGTGGTACGCACGATTTTGACGACATTGTGCAAGGCATACACCAACTGCGATACCAGTTTTGGCCTGCCGAAAGAGGCTGCGCCGTTACAGAAATAATCGTCTTTCCAAAAAAGAAGATATTCCATGTGTTCTTGGCTGGAGGAGAGATGGATCAGATAGTAGATATGAATGATTCAGCAGCACAATTTGCAAAGGCTCAAGGATGTGACGGAATGTCCATAGCTGGCCGTAAAGGTTGGTCTAGAGTCTTAAAAAACGAAGGGTGGACTGAATCGTTCACCACATTAGCTAAGGAGCTATAAGATGAGTGGTGGAAAAGGCGGAAGCCAAACAACCGAAGCAAAAATTCCTGAGTGGGCAAAAGAGCCTACGATACGAAACCTAGCAAGGGCAGAAGCAGCTCAGCAGATTGGCTATCAACCCTATATGGGGCCAGACCTGGCAGCTTTTAACCCAACTCAGACGGCTGGCTTCCAGAATCAAATTGATGCGGCTGAAGCATTTGGCTTGGGTGGCGGCGGCGCTCCTATGCAGTCTCTGGGTCAGGCGCAAGATTTTGGTGGTGTTCAGGGTTACTCTGCATTTCCTATCTTTGAGCAAGCGCAACAAGAGCTTGCAGCACGAAATCCAGAGCAGCAGGCTAAATATGATGCTCTGTTTGGAAATCAGATTCCGGAAAACAGCAGCGCGCCTAGTCAATTTGAGACGGCACTCAGAACGGGGAGATTCTAAGATGGCTGGAGCTAATCAAGGCGGAAACATCAATCAAATGGCTATGCAGGGCATTCAAGGCGGCATGGCAGGAACTGCAGCGGCAGGCATGTATAAGCCAATGCAGGTACAGGCTGGACAACTGGCAAGCACTGATCTAAGCGCTTACACAAACCCATACGAGAGCCAAGTTGTTGGGCAAACTATCTCTGACATGGATCGAGCGCGTCAGCAAGAGCAGATGCTAAGTGGCGCCAAGATGGGTCAAGCTGGTGCTTTTGGCGGATCTCGTCATGGCATTGCCGAGGCCGAAACAAACAGAAACTTTTATGATCGTCTTGGCTCTACAGTTGGCGGATTGCGCCAGGCAGGCTTCCAGAACGCTCAGAACATGGCCCGGCAAGACATTTCTGGACGCTTGCAAGCTGACCTGGCTAATCAAGGTGCAGGGCAGCAGCAAGCTAACAGAGGTCTTCAAGCAGCCAGTCAATTTGCCAACATTGGCAACTTAGGATTTGGCATGGGCCGTCAGGTCAACCAAGACCTTATGAACCAAGGCAATATTGAGCAGCTAATGCAGCAGCAGTTGATTGACGCGGCTAAACAGCAGTTCGCTGGCTACACTGGCGCCCCAGCAGACACTATTGGTTATGTGTCTCAGGCTCTAGGTGCCTCTACTATTCCCCAGTCGCAAACTACGTCCAAACAGCCGGGATTGTTTGATTACCTGTCTATGGGAACTCAAGCGGCTGGAGCAATGGGTATGTCTGACATGCGCCTTAAAACGAACATAGAGCGCGTTGGTGAGCTTCCTAATGGTCTAGGTCTATATACCTGGGAATGGACTGAGGACGCCAAAGAGAAGGGTCTAAGCAACAACATGACTCTGGGCGCAATTGCTCAAGAAGTAGAGGCATTTGATCCTTCGCTGACTGTTAAGACGCCGTCTGGCTACTTGGCTGTAAACTATCAAGAATTGTACAGAGGCTTATAAAATGTTTGGTGCAGAATACGACAAGGAAGAAATGATGCGCAAGATGGCTGAAAGCGCAAAAATGTATGATCCGTCTTCAATGATGGGTATGACTGTCTCTCCAGGCGGTAATGATGTCGCCGCTTATCTTGAGACTGCTCCGGCTCCTGGGGGGGATCTGATAGGCTTGACACCGGGGGCGGGCGGTAATGATGTCGCTGCTTATATGGAAGATATTGCAAACTCACCTGATCTTGACCCAGCATTTATAGAAGCCTCAAAGGGGGCTGCTGGTGGAATGTCTCTAGATGTGGACAAGCTTGCATCAAGCATGGCAGCTACGCCTATGATGCAATTTGACGCTCCGCCTTTACCTCAAGCAAGGCCTATGGGCTACACGCCAATGCAAGGCGATAGAACACAAGCTTTGGGTGGAGCGGCTAACAATATGGGCTTGATGGAACTGATTAAAAGAGCCCAGCAAATGGGCAGAATGTGAGGGTTGTTTGATGGCTGGAATACTTGATAGCTTAATTGACAGAGAAAGACAAAAACGTGCTGATGAGGCGATGCTTCAGCG